ACTAAATAAATTGGATAATTTGAATTGGAGTAAAATATATAATTAGGAAAAATATTGTGATTTGGTGGTGCCAGTTGGACGCCTGTCATGGGAAGGTAATGGGGTGGCAGGTAAGGACAATTGTGCATGGTATAGGTTCATTGATCACGAACGACCCACAATTATTTTATAAAAATAAATAATAACTATTGACTATATATAAACAATTCTATAATTTCTAATTATTAACTTAAACAAATGAGGTAAATATGACACAAGAGACAGCGGCACCCGCCACATTTCAAGATGAACTTTTAGATATAATTGATGAACCGGTTGATGCGATACCTGAAAACACGCAGGTAGCGATGTATGACACTATTCAGACTATGGCAATGGACCCTGATGTATCTGTTGAAAAACTTGATGGGTTGTTAAATTTTCAAGAACGTATTTTAGATCGTCAAGCCAAAATGGATTTTAACACATCTATGGTGCAGTTGCGTAAAAAGTTAGGGCCTGTACTTAAAACCAAGAAAAACAATCAAACGGGATCAAAATACGCTGATTTGGGTGCCATTAAAAAGGCTGTTGACCCACTGTTAGAAGAATTTGGCTTTTATGATAGTTATGATGATGATTTTCCTGAAGATGGCGTAATCATAACGCATTGCACGATTACGCATGAGGGCGGCCATAGCCGTACCAATAAAGTGCGTTTTAAGCGTGATGATGCGGGTATCAAAGGCACTAAGAACAAAACCGAAATTCACGGTGATGCGTCTACAATGACGTATGGACAGCGTTTATCATTGTGCCGTGCGCTTGGTATACGGATTGCGGATGATGACGATGGTAATGCGGCGGGTGGTATGGATGAGCCCACCCTAAATAATCAACAATTTAATGAGGTTATGGGGCTTATAGATGCCACAGATAGCGATATTAAGGCGTTTTGTGGCTTTATGGAAGTTGAAGCGATTAAGGATATTAAGCAAATTAATTACCAGCGCGCGATTAATCAGCTTGAAAACAAAAAACGTATTCAACAAGAAAAGAAAGGTAATTGATATGACAAACGATTTAATACAGATACAAACATTAAAATCCGTAGATGTTTTTGATGGTGGTGTGGATGATATTTTAAAAAAAATTAAAGAACAGGTACGATCTCATGTAGGTGATATGTCCACAAAATCAGGTCGTGAATCTATTGCGAGTATAGCGCATAAGGTAGCGCGTACTAAAACGACCTTAGATAATATGGGTAAGGAATTAATGGCAGATGCGCGTAAAACGGTTGATACGGTTAATGCAGAACGTAAAAAGCTACGCGATGAACTTGATAAGTTAAAAGATAGATTCTTTAAATGATGGTGATTTATTTGAATTTCCTGACCCTACGCTAGATATGATTGCGGAAAGAATTAATTTAATTGATGATATTTACAATAGGGATTGGCAAGAATTTTCTAACCGCGCACAAAAAGCTTTTAATTCAACGCAAGAAAAATTGAAATCTCTGTATGATGCACGTGAAAAGTACGATAAAGATCAAGCCGAATTACAACGCCTGCGTAAAGAAAAAGAAGAACGCGATAGGGTTGAACACGAAAGAAAAATACGCGAAGAAGCGGCCGCCAAAGCCAAAAAAGAAGCTGAAGAAAAAGCGGAGCGTGATAGATTAGATGCTGAACGCCGTGAAAAACGGGCACGCGAAGAACAACAGGCAAAGGCAAAGGCAGAGCGTGATAAAATTGAACGCGAAAAGGTTGAGGCTGAACAGCGCGCACAGGCAGAAAAGAAAGCCCGTGAAGATGCGCAAGCCAAGGCCAAACAAGATGCTATTGACGCTGAAAACGCCAAAAAACAGGCACAAGAACGCGCTGAACGTGAAAAGCGTGAAGCGGTTGAAGCTGAAAAAACCAGACAGCGCGAGCAGTTACAAGCGCAAAAGATAGAAGCGCAAAAACGTGAAGCTAATAAAAAGCATAAAGCCAGTATTAATAATGACATACTCAATGTAATTCAGGATATTGTAGAAGAAAATAAAAAACCTGACATTGGCAAAGAAATTATTAAATCTATAGCGTCTGGTAAGGTGCCGCACGTTAAAATAACATATTAGAAAGGTAAATAATTATGGCTATACAACATGATGTAGATCAAGGAAGCGATGAATGGTTTTCATTACGCGTGGGCATACCTACAGCATCTGAATTTAAAAACATCGTTAATGAAAAAACAGGTGTCGTAAAACAAAATAGGGCAAAAACTGATTTAGGTGAAATGCCAAAGAGTTATGCCAATTTAAAAATTGGTGAGATTATGACTGGTGAATTAGGCGGTGTTATGAAGCCTACGTTTTGGATGGATCGTGGTTCTATTTTGGAAGTGCGCGCGCGCCAAGCCTATGAGCAAATACATGATGTTAAAACTGAAAACGGCGGTTTTTTAACGGATGATGATGGTTATTTTGGAGCATCGCCTGATTTTATGATTGGTGATGACGGTATAGGTGAGATTAAATGCCTTGAAACAAAACATCACGTTAAATATCTATTGGATGATAGTGATACCGTACCCAATGAATATAAAGCGCAGATACAAGGTCAATTATTCATCACAGGGCGTTCTTATTGCGATTGGTGGCTATTTCATCCTGATTTAAAATCAAAGGGCATACGCGTGCATAGGGATGATGAATATATAGCAAACCTATCAGATTCACTGAACCAGTTTAGGCAGTTGATGAATGATAAAATACAGCAGCTTCAAGATGCAGGTTTATGGTCACAGGTTACGCCTAAGGCCCGTAATGAATATTCTGATAATATATTGATGGCGGGGTGATGAAGATGAAAATGAAAGAAATAAAACTTGAAAATGCTCATGCTGATTTGGCGAAAAAGGTTCATAAAGATATAATGGACATGTTATTACGAACGTCAAATAATTGGTCACAAACTTTAATGGATGACGATGACGATATGGCACTAAGTAATGTTTATTTTTTAGTTCTACAAATGATATGCACGTCATCTATTATGCAGGCACTTACAGTGAATGAAATGATGTCTGAAGAAATCGGTAAAAAGAATAGCAAAATAGCGATGTTAGATTTATTAAATGGGGTTGAAGAGTGTATTACATCTGTCAAAAATAGTATTAAAAAATCATAAAAAACTTGCAATACTCATATCATTTACTTAAGGTATCACAGTAAACATATTGATTATGTTTTGTTTTTGTTTTGTTATGTTAGAGGGTTTTTTCGCATACCTCGATTGTACCCTCGATACGAAGAAAACCACGTTATTAATTTAGCGTGGTTTTTTTTATGGCCACGTTGTATAATTGATTTAAAAGACACAATTAAAAAGGCGCAAAATGGCAATTAAAAAGAACGAACCCAAAAATCCCAAAAAGTCTGATGAGGAAGTTAATCCTGTTGGCAGACCCATGGCCTTTAGCACGCCACAAGAATTATATGATAAGTGCAATGAATATTTTGGAAAGTGGGAAAGTAGTGGAAGGCCGCTAACTGTAGCGGGTTTAATTAATTATTTAAAGATATCAAGATGGACATGGGACAATTATGCCAATGGTGAATATGATGATGTATGCGATCCTGAACAAGATAATTTTTCCGCAACTATAGAAATGGCAAAAAGACACATAGAGGTTGATAAGTTAGAAAATGGATTATTGGGTAAGTATAATAGTTCTATTGCAAAATTTGATTTGGTCAATAATCACAACTACACTGAAAAGCAGGAAGTTAATAAAACAGTCAAGGTAAGACCTCTTAATGTGCGTTTTATTGATGATGATGAGGACCCTTTCGCAGACTATGATAATCAATCCGAATAAACCGCTAGACGTTGTAATCTCCCGTTGGTTTAGACCTTTATTTCATTACAGCAGGTATAAGGTTTATCATGGTGGCCGTGGTGGTGGTAAAACAAAGAATTTTGCCCTGGCATTGATTATGCGTGCTTATGAACAAAAGATTAATGTAATCTGTGCGCGTGAATTTCAAAACAGTATTGATGAAAGCGTTAAGCCTGCCCTTGAGTGGGCAATTGATGTAACAGGTTATAATGAATTTTTTAATATTACCAATAACAGCATCATAGGTGCCAACGGTTCAAAGTTCACTTTTAAGGGGCTTGCACGTAATATCATGTCCATAAAGGGTTGGGAAGATGTTGATATATGTTGGATTGAGGAAGCACATACAATGTCTGATAAGTCATTGGAATTGCTTTTACCTACGATTCGTAAGCCAAATAGCGAAATTTGGTTTTCATTAAATAGGCATAGCATTGATGATGCGGTTGATAAGATGTTTTTGAATGGTAATGCCCCTGATAATTCAAAGGTGGTTAATGTTAATTGGCGTAATAACCCCTATTTTACTGAAGAATTAGAAGCTGAACGCCAGCGGTGCCTTAAATACGAAGCAGAACGTTATAATCATATATGGGAAGGCCAAACAGACGATAACAACGCATCTAAGCGTGTATTGCCATTGAGTATGCTTTTAAAGGCGGTTGGCGTTGTAGAAGAAATGGGGCTCGATATATCAGGGCGCGTACATACAGGGCTTGATGTTTATGATGGTGGTGTGGATGCCAATGCACTTGTAGGTCGCCGCGCACCTTTATTATTCCATGTTGAAGAATGGCAAATGCCCGCAGGGTTCTTGTATAAGACTGTTGCGCGTGCCGATAGAATCAATAAGGAGCTTGGGGCATCACGAATGTATTATGATGTGGGTGGTATTGGTGCCGCTGTAAGGTCTGACTTAAATAGATTGCCAGAACGTAGCTATAAGGCATCACCTTTTAACTTTGGTGGTAAGATTAAAAGCCCTGAACGGATGTATACCAAGAAGATTAGAAATAAGGATCAGTTTGCCCGTTTGAACGCACAAGGCGCATGGAATTTAAGGCTACGCTTGCAAAACACAATGGATTTTATCAGGGGTGAGAATATAGACCAAGATGATTGCCTATTCATTGACGGTAATATTGAAAACATCAATGCTCTATTGAGTGAATTAAGCCAAGCCAGTTATGACGAGGACACCAGCGGTCGTATTAAGATTGATAAAGACCCTGAAGATAAGGGATCACCTAATATGTATGACGCTGCAGTTATGGCGTTTGCATGGGATATTCGCCGCGGTTTAAGGATTAGATAAAGTTTTACACAAAAAGATTGTAAAAACACTTGACGATTACTCATTTTATAGGTATTCTTTATATAACGAATGAGGGGCAACCCTTTAAACAAAACAAAAGAGGTAAAAAATGAAACAGACAATTCAAATGACGCCCTATGTTCATAGGCAACCAAAACCCCTTAAACCAAGTGGTATAGTGTTTGATCACCCTAGAAGAAACGGTCATGGCCGTGTGGTTGGTCATTATTCAGTATCTTTAGAATCACAAATACATGGTCACAGGCGTACTGTATTACAGTTAATCCATGATATTAGGGATTACCGCGCAAATGGACGTGAAGATGTAGCGCAGCAATATTTTTATGAGTTACGTATGGCTATTAAATCATACCGTAAAGGTTGGAAAGAATATCTTAAAGCAATGGAGTTGGCGTGATGGGATATTCAAGAAAAATATATAATTATCAGAATGAAAGACAATCATTTGAGAAATTGTTAGATCAAATTAATCCTACATCAAGATCAAATATATATACATGGGGTTGTGCCTATGGCCTTGATCATCGTGAAATGTTTGTCTATGGAGCCAGAATGTCAGGATGGAAATATAAAAAAATAGGTGAAGCCATGGGGTTTACAGATAATAGAGCGGCACAGCTATTAAATAGAGTTAGGCGCAAAATTAATGGAAGAATGGGAATGGTTGAGCGAAAGGATTTTGTTATAGAAGGTTTGAATAAACAGGTTGACTATTTGAAGCGGGAATTAATAACAGCAAAGATTAACGTAGATGAAGATAGCGCAGTAAGGTGTGATAGCTTTGACTTTAGCATGAGAACAGCTAATTGCCTAAAAAACGAGGGAATATTTTATATAGAGCAGCTATGTGATAGATCGTCTGAGGAATTAATAAGGATTCCTAATATGGGAAGAAAATCAGTTAATGAGATAAAACTTCAATTACAGCTGATGGGCCTACAGTTAAGAAAAGGTAACAGAAAATGAAAAACATCATAAAAGACTTTGATTTGTATGGTCACTTAAGCAGGCGCGGTGAATTTGCGCCGCCCGCTAATGATAACTTATCACCATGGCAACAGGTTATTTGCCCAAGGGGGGATGAATAATGGAAAAATCAAAACACACACCCGCGCCTTGGGTTGCATTAGTGCAAGAAAAACACAATAGTCATTGCGGAATCAGTATTAAAACAGATAGTAGAAATTGGAAGATAGCTACCGTTTATTTAGATGTTTTAGACACCAGATTCAAAGGACTTGCTACGATTCAACATGTCAACGAACAATCTGTAGCCAACGCACACCTAATTGCCGCCGCCCCCTTAATCTATAGAGAGTTAAAATGGTGTATTGCCGCTTTAGAAACACAAAAGCAACGCGGTTATTTAGACCCCGACCAAAATGCAGTTCTGGACGCCTCAAAAGAGGCAATCGCAAAAGCACGAGGTGAGTCATGAATATTGATAAAACAGGATTGTTTCTTAATTTTATGTTAGTTTTGTATAGTATTATTTTTTTTCTTGGTTTTTATTTTCATTACTTAGATTATAAAGAAAAAGACTCTTATCAATTAGAAACAATTGATTCAATGCCGTTACCAGAAAAAAACCCACTATCTATAACCGTGCAGAAATTTCCCGAAGAAAGCGTGAATTGCTTTACATACGGCGAAGCAATATCGTGCGTGAACAGCTTTGAAATGATGGGGGGTGTGAGGTGACTGTATGGTTAATTATTTGGATAATTGGGGCAATGTTTACTGATGGGTTGAAAGACCCCTATGATGAACAAGGCTATATAATCGCCTTTAATAGGCTTTTCAGATGGCCGTGGGAATTAGGCCAATATTTAAGGTTTAAGATGGATGAAGGCAATGATGACCAAAGGTTGTAAAATAGGTAAGGTTAAACTTAAAAATAGTAATTGTCAGCTTAAGGTTTTCCCTAATGACAAATCAAACGTTAGGGTTTTTAGAGTAGGTGATTGGGGTGAAATATCGTTTAGAATGCTTAACAATACTGAAATAGAAAATGAGACAATGATTTATATGTTGAGATGTGCAGAACAAGATATGATCCATGGTAGGGGCGAAAAGAAAATAGATGATTGAATTTATAGAGTTACAAATTAAGACGGGCACATCAAACAAAGGGCTGGCGCATCTGTTAGGCGTGCCTGTTACCACCATAGCCAATTGGAAATACGGTAAGTGCGGTATTCCTAAGAATGTCATGGAAAAAATGCGACAATATTCACAATTTAGTGAAATAGTTTTTAAAATATAATTGACAATAAATAGACAATTATATATTGTGAATTAACTAAACAAACGAGGTAAAATCAATGTCGAAAAATATTACACGCGGTCAAGGCCGTGGTTACATTAAAGAAAACGGTGACGTGTGTATGGTCACATGCTTTGAGTGTGGGCGTGAGAATCATATATCAGCTATACCGTCAGGATTATGCTGTTGGTGTGGGCATGATGCTAATATAGAAAATCATCAAGATTGTCGATTAGATCAGCTTGCGGGAGGTTTAACATGACCCAAGAAGAAAAAGGCGCGATTGCACAGGTTTTGCAGGTTTTACCTAAAATAATCGAAATAGTAGACCCGTGGGACGATGAAATGATGCAAGATTTGAAAGATGCGAAACAAGCCCACGCCAACCTGCAAGCGTTTGTTGATGAAGCTAAAAACTACGAAAAAGATTATGGAGTTAGTCAATATAATTTTCGTGAATTTCTAGAGATAGTAAACGAAGCACTAAGGGGGATTGAGGGATGATTTATAAAATGAAGTTACATCAAGACATAAAATTAGATGATGAATACAATATTTTAAGGGTAGCTGGCGGTTGGATTTATTATGGTTCATTCGGTCAAACTTTTGTGCCGTTTAACAATGAGTTTCAAAAAGCAAAGGAACAGCCCAATGACGAATGATATGCCAGCGAAAGGGGTTTTTCAAAGGATAGAAAGTAACTTACCCCAATATGGCGGGTTTGATGGAGGTGTCTTTCAATCAGATTTTGACCTTGATAAAGTCCAAATCGCCCTCGCTCTACAGGCGAAGATTGATAGCGGGGAGTGCGTGGTTATGCCAGCAGAAAAAGACATGAACAAAATATTGGCTATATATCAAAAAGAAGAAGATTATAACGTCAAAACCTTCATGGACGTAGAAGAATTAGACCCTTACAAAACACTTTTCATTTGGAAGGCATTTAACGAATATTTTTGCAAGTACATGTTAAAAGCTTGCGGCTGTGATGAAGCCGAGGAAGCGCAATTCAAATATGCGGTTGATATGCTTTCAAAGAATGTCAAACCCGCGCCACAGGTTGAAGCGCAGGAGGGGGAGAAGTGATTAAGTTAGTAAAATTTCTTTTAGGATTATGTGACCATAAATGGCAAGAGGTCAGTTACGATAATTTCAAAGATGTTACTTTCTCTGAAATAGGACAATCTAAATGTTACGTTCAGTGTCGTTGTGAAAAGTGTGGGAAGTTTAAGACTTTTATTATTAGAGGAACAAGAAAATGAAACCCAAGAATGATGACGCTTTGAAGGCTTTGAAGAAAATTGGGTCAAACGGATATAAAGAAAAAGAACTTTATAAGATAGCCAATTTTGTTTCAGATAATTATGAAGTTTTGTGCCAAGCCCTAGAAGCGCAAGCCGTGGATGTGGAGGGGTTGAAGAATGAATTAATAAAATGGATGTTTCCGCAAGGTACATCAGATGGGCATGACGATGGTGTTCGTGATGGTCTTGAAATAGCAGTTCAAAGACTGTCAGAAAATGGCCACCTCCGCACCACGCCAGAAAGAGACATTAACGATGGTCACGACACGCTGTCTATCCCCATGCTATTAAAGCAAATAGAAAAGCTGAAACAGGTCGAGGAAGTGGATTTGGATGAAGTTAAAAAAGATTTTGATGATTTGTTCTTTGAAAGCCATGTGTTTTGGAAAAATGGTGCAAATACGTTTTTTGAGCGACTTAAAAAATACGCAGGAAAGACAATTAAAATTAAATCAAACTAAAAGGAGAAAAATATGAACGTAGATGATTTAACACTAGGACAAATCAAGTCCTTACAAAATATTTTAGGAGGTAAGGTTAATAATGATCCTCATCCATTTATAGGTAAATATTGTATTGCTAGGTGTTACGCCGCAGGTGTTCATGCGGGTGAAGTGGTTA